TGCTTTACAATCTTACGAAGCTTTTGTAATAATGCACCAGGTGTTTTATCATTCATATATAAATCTGGTAATCCATCAATAGAAACCTTAAAGCTAGTATCTTCTTTAACACCTAAAGCTTTCTTAGCTAATGATATTTTAGTTTGATCACTTTTCTTAAGAGCAACTATTCCTTTTGCTTTTTTATCTAGTTCCTTTGCTCCTTTGCCAGTATCTCTCATCCAATCGGGTCTTGCTTTTTTACTAGGACCAACTAAAGCTCTTTGAACTTTTGCTTTAGTTTTTAATCTCATAGATAACTCACTAAATGATCTATTCTTTTGACCAAATAGTTTTAATGAGCTACCTGCAAGCTTGGATTCTTGTGGTCCGCGTTTAGCATCAAGATAAGCAGCAACTGCCATATCTCTTTTTTTCTTATCGCTCTTACCTTTAAACTGAGGAGCCTTAGACTTTTTAAAGTCTTTAATGTAAGAACCGATTCCGTCTTTTGGATCTAGTGGCATTGTTACCTCTACTTTGCGTTCATTGCTTTTGTCATTTGAGTAATAACACGTTTCATGTCATCTTTTGGAATTTGTATAAATTTACCTTTGCCTCTTCCATAGTTAATCTGGAAAGTTTGTCCACCTTTACCAGCAAATCTATCAATCTGAAAACCAACCCTGTCATCAGTAAACATGTTAGTAGCTTCTTCGAGTTCTTCTTCTTTTTCTTCAGTTAGAACTTTTGTGATTGCATCTCTTAAACTCATTTCATACTCCCAACTTTTTTCTTAGTTCCAAATTGACTGGTATCATCTTTCGAAATCATACCTTTTATGCCTGCACCAGGATCGGCTTTACCATGATAACCTTGTGCGTATCCTGGTTTTAATTTTTTAACTTTACCGCCTTTAGCTTTGAATGCTGCTATAGCATCTGCATGAGCTTTCTTTTCAGCATCAGACATTGCTTCTTTTTTCATAAGCCTATTTGTAGCTTTATCGATACCAGCAACTCGTTTTGCTGCTTTACGTTCTGGACTTTTCTTATAATCTTGATCTGGTCCACCTAATCGGCTTATTGCATTTGCTGTGCCTTGTTGTTGACCTTTGTCATAAACATCTCTTGAAGCTTTACCGATGTAACTTCTTGCAAGATTTTTAGATATTTCATTTACTTTAGATTCATTTTGTCTTTTAAGAACTGCTGCAACTTGAGGATGTTTATCTATGTCTTTAGAAATTTTATTCATAGCTTTAACAGCACCGGTCATATTACCTTTTTTATAACGAGGATCAGATGCGATGCCAATTGCTTGTTTAACATGTTTAGGATCGTGTGCTTCATACTGAACATCATCTCTTAAATCTTTATCAGCGCCATGATAAGTACCTTTGCCTTTTGTGATATATGAATTGACTCGTGCCATTCCCCATTGCTGTGGAGTTGTGCCTGGTCTATGTCCAGTTTTCCAAGCAGCCATGCCACGATTATAAACCTTCTTTAATGTTCCATAAGATACACCAGATTTCTCTGCTTTTTTCTTCAGGCCTTCATTTTCTAGAAGATCACTGTAGGTTGAAAATTTAAGCATTTTCTTTACTCCTGTTTTTTATTTTTCTAACTTTAGCACGGTCTAACATTCTTGCGTGTTTCATTTTATCGACCATTTTTTCTCGTTCAATTTTCTTTTTAGTTAATTCTACAGCATCTTCACCATACATTTTTTTGTATTTGAGAGTATGCTTACTTGGTTTTGTTTTTGCAGTAGCATCACCAGGTGCCGGTTTATAAGCTGCAGGGTTGTCATCAGACATCTTTGCATACTTTTTAAAATGTGCAAGTCTTTTTGTCTTAGTTGATTTTTCTAATCCTTTATAATAAGGTGCTGGTTGTGTGCCTTTTTTATCTTTAATATCTGGATCTTGTTTGACTTTTTGATTTCCTTCTTTTTCAAGAAGTTCTATATCTGTAAGCCATTTTCTATATATCTTACCTGCAGATTCTACAATGACATAATTAGTTCCAAGACTGGTAACACTACCGAGTTCGTCACTGCCCACAATTGCAACACGATCACCAATATTATACAAAGTTCCTTTAACATATGCCTCTCTTTTCTCAGAGACAGGCTCGAAATGTAACTTATTAAAATACTCTTTTTGTTCTTTGAGTCCCATACCTTTTCTTACTTCATTATATACTTTCTTTGCGTCTGAATTTGATACATTCCGTGGCAGCCCCTGTGAGAATTGTGTGAAGTCTCCTTCATTTGCGAGTGATCTCATCTTAGATGCTGACATTCCACTAACATCGTCTGCATCGGGGTCTCTGTCTCCGGCTGAAATTACGTTGATTTTATTGAAATTATAAAGACCATGTCGGCCTTTAACTCCATTATATTTGTTTAACAATGTATTGAATTCGTTTACTCTGTCTGATCCAACAACCATTGCTATGTTTTTAAATCCATCATTATACATTTCAGTGACTGCATCAAATACTGTTTTTACTTTTTTATCTAGCATCACACTTCTTGCATGCTTAGGAAAAAACTTACGAACAGTTTTAACTTTATATTTAAAATCCAATGGATTTTTCTTTTTATCTGTTGATTGTGATAAGTAAACCCTATAAGGATTCTTACCAGATTTTTTTGACAACTCATTCATTAATTTTTCATGACCAGTTGTAGGAGGATTCATACGACCGAAAGTAAAGAATACGGTTTTCTCTTCCTCTATCAAATAATGTTTAAATGAACTTATCATTAACCTTTCTTTCTTTGTAATTCTTTCTTACGTACATCTTTAAATAGCTTCTTAGCTATTCTTTTAATTCTTTGTTGTAAAGCTGGTTTAGCAAGTCTTTTTTCAATTTCTTGTTTTCTCGCAAAAGTCAATTCACGTTTTGGAATACCACGTGTTAGCTTTTGTGCAATTTGATTTCTCGCTTGTCTTAATGCTCTTTTTTCAATGGTCTTTTTATTAGCCATCTTTTTCATAGCACGTTTTCTACCAACAGCAATACGTGACTTCATTCTTTTCATGAGTCGAGAACGTTTCATTCTTTGCTGTAGATTCAGAGCTTCATCAACATCTTCTTTTCTTAAATTCTTAGTTTTACTTTTATTAGTGACAACATGAGGCTTGCCGTTAATATGCACTACAGCTTCACCTTCTTTATTTACGTTACCGTCCCATGTTCCAGCAGCGTGTGCTTTACGAGCTGCTTTAACCTTTGGATGATTGTCTATTGATTCTTTATTAATAATTTCTTTGTCAGTCTTCACCATTCTAACACCGACCTTTCCGTCTGCCTTAATATATTTTTCTGGTTTTTTATCTGCTGATTGGACGCTCTCATTGCCGTGATATTGCTTCTTACGTTTTTGAGCGTAGTATTTGATTGCATCATCTTCGCCTGGTTTATAATCTACAGACGTAAAATGTTTAAAGTCTAATGGTGCCATTAGTTCCTCCCCGGCTTGTCCCATCCTTTTATAATTTCTGGTGAAAAGTTAGCGTATGAAAACTCCATACGGTCAACAATTTTCACTGCATCACCACCAAGTTTATCAATAGCAACATACCCTTCTTGACCAGTTACCTTATACCCATCGCTAGTCTTAAGAAAGGTCTGCGTGCTATTCAGTCTATTAAGTATATTTATAATTTTTAATTTTGCTAAAACAATAGATTTTTGTAATTCGAACATCATTTCTAAACTTATTTTATTTTGTGGTGAAAAGAATTTTAAAAATTCATTTAATTTTTTTTGTTGAACAGCTTTACCTTTTTCTGTTTTTCTTTTATCTATCTCTTTCTGAAACTTTTGTTGTATGTATCGTATAAGCTTTTCAACGTGGGCTTTGGTGTTACCAATGACTTCACCTTTTCGTACAAAAGTATTATTAAATGTTTCAATAGTTTCAGCAATCTTTCTATCATTCTCGAGTTGTCGTAGTGTACTGCCAGATATCTTATTAAATATTCTGCCGCAATTACTAAGATGGGCATTAACTTCCTCCGTATCTTTCTTTGACATCGTAAAGTTAGTCATATCTCTTAACATAGCATCTTGTGACCACACGTCTTTAGATCTAAACTTTGATATATCAACTCCGTAAGAAGCTTTCATATTTTCAAAATCAGTTCCTTTATAAGTTGTATGCCACACAATACCGATCTTAGCTGACTTTGCTTTCTTTGCAGCATCAGTTCCAGATGGTATAGCATAAACGATTGTGTTAGGGTGAAACGTAAGATAAGGTTTACCTTTTATCTTTTTTGTTTTAAGATCACCTGGTCCAAATAAGAAGTCGCCCTGTATAACTCCTTTGATACCAATGTTCGGTAAATACTTTAATGCTGCTTTTAATTTTAAATTGAGATCACCGCTAGTATCAGCATCAATGTCAGAATCAGTCTTGTATACTTTTGGAGATTTGTTGAATATCCCTTTTTTAGCAACAAAAAATTTACCATCGCGAGGATCGTTACCGCAAAAAATAGCTGGAGCTCCGTCCCATTTGACACTGACGTTTCCATCTTTAACTCCTCCTACCATATCTCGTAAAGATCTTAAAGCAAGTATTGCTTGTCTAGTACCATCGACTCCACCATAAAGGACTTTATCCTCAATATGAGTCATATGAGTGTTTTTTTGTTCTGATATAAATTCTATAAAGTTGATCATTTTACTTCAACGATATTATTGGTTTAATTACTCCTTGAGTCACAACTTGTATTTGACATTTTGCAGGAATAACCTTTTGTATTGATATTATTGTTCCACCACTTGCAGATAAAACTTTTTGTTTTCCAGCATCAGGAAACTCTGGATCGACTTTACTGCTTGCATTATTTGATATGAATATGACTTGCTTATTACCAAAATAATCTCTACATTCTTTTTGAAACTCTTTATCTAATCTTGCCATTCTTGCTGGATCTTTTTCTCTCATCACCATTATACCAGACTTTGAAGGTATTTCTTCTTTACCTTTACCGGTAGTTTTTATTCCGTATTCGTCTTTCATTTTCATAAGTTCAGTAATAATTCTTTTATAATCAACGCCTGCACCGAGTTTAAATCCGCTTACATGAGTTTTTGCAGGATTGACTAGCGCAGCTTTTATTTCATATGGTGTTGAACCTACTGTCATATCCACGCCGCCTGAAGCGCCACCTCCTAAGTAACCATCATCGAGTAAAAAATAAAGTGTAGCCTCACCAGGACCAACTCCTTTTAAATTATAATTATGCAACTTATTATACATTGAAGGATATTGCGATTTTAATGGCTCTATTAAAGAATTTAATTTTTTTACTGAAGGCTGTCCTTTAAGAGTTTTAGATAAATCAAATTTTGGAAAATAATGTTTCTTTATAAGATATTGTATTTCGTTTTTAAACTCAAGACTTGTAAAATTATTAGGCGATAAATTAAAAGAAATAACTCTTTCTGCCTTACTTATAAATTCAGTATTTAAATCTGCTACATTCACGGCTGCCATCTCCTTTAAAAATGTTCTAAATCTTTGCATGAGCTTTTCCTCTAGTTACATTATACACTATTTATAATAGTTTGTACATAAAAAAAGCGCCCGAAGGCGCGTTAATTAGGAATTATTTATTTTTAAAAGCGACCAAGGAATCGAGCAATGTGATGAACAAACGGTAATAGTGTCATAGCCATAAAGAGATTGACACCAGTATGAGCCATAGCGATACGCAAGGTATCACCTTTTGGCATTCCATCTGAAACTAGAAGTCCCGCTAACCAAATTGTACCAGTTGTTCCTATATTGGCGCCAAGAACGGCTGCAATTGCTGCTGGTAATGGGACAGCGCCTGATGCTACAAGAGCAATGATTGCGGTAGTAGATAAACTCGAAGACTGCCATAAGAGAGTCATAACGATACCACCTAAAAACATATAAACAATATTTCCGGTAAACCAGGATAGGTGTTCCATGTTCCCCATTGATTTCATTCCGCCAGAAAACATTTTAAGACCTATATAAAAAACTACAAGTCCAACAAGTGCCGTGATAACCGGATTGCCTAGTTCCATCTTACTAACCTTTTTAATTAATTTGTCCATACTATTATGTATTAACGACTACGGCTTTTATATGTTACACTTTTGTTAAACTTTTTCTTTTGAGAAGATTTTGTTCTTTGTTCGTTTCGGTATTGAGGATC